TTTCTCTTAGTAGATCTTTGTTGGTTAGATACTTAATTTTAGGCACAATCATTAGTTAGAATTCTCCGTTATATGTTATATAATAGCACATTTTTATCATAATAAATAGTCTATATGACAAGGAAATCTGCTCAAAATGGCACGTAAGACTTATCCTGAAACACCGCAAGAAGAAGCTGCACGGATTAACCGAGCCAGCGGCGACCCCGAAGGCATCACTGCCGAACAGGTTGCCAACAATCGCAAAACCAACGAACGATTAACAGCAGCGTTTGGATTCGGCGGTGACAAAGCAGCATCTTCAGGACCAAGCAGTAATCCCACAAATCCTTTTTCGCAACTGGTAGCAGGTATTTCGGAAGGCATAAGCCGAGTTACCAATGAGGGGCAGGCTGCACTGCAAGATGCTACTTCTGCATTAGAAAAAGCAAAGCTAGACGACAAAATTTCGGATCTATCAGCTGGATTTAAATCAGGTCTAAACCAGATGGCCGGAGACATAAAAGACTTTGGTGCTAGTGCGTTGGGGGGTAACAATACCATACAAAGTGCTGTGGGCGGTGCAGTTGATAAACTTAGAACAGTTGCAGGATCAACCAGTAACTTAGCAGCAGACATCACAGGAACACTGAATAAACTCACTGGCGGTAACCTCGCAGGCGGATTAATGAAGGCCGCCGGTAGCCTTAGTGCATCTGCCGGCATGCTCAACAATATACTTAGTCTCAAGCGAGGCGTCAACATACCAAAAGGGGCACAGGTGTTTGCGCCACAAGGGCAAGCCATACAGCTTAACCCCGGCGCCAAAGATGATTGGCGTGTGCGCATAACCTGTGAATGGAGTAATTTCAACAGTGATTTGTTTAAAGTTCTGCAGAGCACCGGCGGAGTAGTTTGGCCGTATATGCCTAACATCACTGTCAGTACCAAAGCAGAATACAACACCATACCCATCACTCATGCCAACTATTCTCAATACAGCTACAAAAACAGTGTGGTTGATGACATAACAATCAGCGGTGAGTTCAGTTGTGAAACTGCCACAGATGGCGCCTATTGGATAGCTGCTACAACATTTTTCAAGACAGCTACCAAGATGTTTTTCGGTGAAGGCAACCTTGCAGGTAATCCTCCTATTATCTGTAATCTCACAGGATATGGCAGTCATGTGTTTGACAAAGTTCCTGTGATAATAAAATCATTCTCTGTAGATCTAAAAGACGATGTAAACTATATCAAATGTGATCCTTTTAAGAACGGCAAATACACTTGGGTGCCGGTGTTAAGCACAATAACAGTACAAGTAGCGCCAGTGTACAGTAGACAAGGTTTGAGGAAATTTAACCTGCAAGATTATGCCAGCGGAAAAATGTCTGGTGACAAACAGGTAGGATACATTTAATGGCCAACTATGCAAAAACCAGCCCCTGGTCTGACACCAGGCAGAATAATTTTTATCTTGATCTTTTAGAGATCAGACCAGTGCCATCTGAAGCAGATGATTTTAGATACGTGATAGAAAATCAGTATAGACATCGACCTGATCTATTAGCCTATGATGTCTACGGCAGTGCTAAATTGTGGTGGGTGTTCATGCAAAGAAATATGAATGTTATCAGTGATCCCATATATGATTTTGTGCCAGGAACTGTGATATACTTGCCTAAAAAAGAAAATCTTTCAAAGTTTTTAGGAGTATAAATGGCCGTAAGAGATTTAGCCAACGCAGTAAAGCAGTACAAACCAGACGGCACTCAGGCGATTGAAGAATTCACCAATAGTACCATTGCCTTAGGCAATGCCGTGAGGAAAACTCTAGAGTCGCCGGCACGAGCCTCTGATGTGCTGCAAAATGGTGAATCAAAACAAGAAACTAAACCAAACACCACAGCTGCATCAGCTAAGAAAAATTTACCTGCTAAAGTTACCAATCCCATGGAAGTGTTTGCTAGTTCAAATGTTCTGTGGACATTTGCTTGCTTGACTCCGGGGCAATTCAATGATCCATAATCTTATAGAAATAATCCAACAGCATTGAAAAATATAGTGTTTTCATCTGCAGGCCGATATGACGCAGACAGAGTAGCGACATTTTTTGGCAGTCCGGAATACTACATCAATAATTTTGTGATGCAGACAATAATAGGGGCCAACGAAGCCACAGGTAACAGTAACGCCGTCAAATTTAGTTTTGACATCATTGAACCACATTCCATGGGACTATTGTTACAAAGCATGCAGAACACCGCAGTGAAAGCAGGATACCTCAGTTATCTAGACAATGCACCGTTTGTGTTACGCATGGACATTCAGGGATTCAATGAGCTAGGGCAGAACTTATCTCAGATAAAACCCAAGTATTTTGTAATGAAATTATCGTCTACTAAATTCACGGTCAATGAAGGAGGCAGTGTATACAAGGTAGAAGCCATACCGTATAACCATCAAGGATTTTCTGATGTCATCAACACCACTTACAGTGATGTAAAACTAGTTGCCAGCGGCCCTGGTCTTGTGTTTGATCTGTTGTCAGGCAGCGAAGGCAGTCTCGTAGCCTATCTCAACGACAATGAAAAAAAATTAAAAGCCGACGGCAAAATCACTGAAACAGATGAATATGTGATACAGTTTCCCATACTTTCCAGTGACTGGCAAAGTTCAGCAGGAAGTCAGGCAGAAATAAAAAGAGCCACAACAGACCCTGGCAAAGAAGTGAAGATAGCAGCAGTGCCAGCCGATGTGATTAAAAAAGATCCTCAACTGCTAGACCAGAACTATATAGCCTCTGCGAGTCTAGGATTTAATCAAAGTTCCGGTGGTAAAGCCGTTTTCAAGCGAGCTGGTGATCAATACGATGAAAAAACAGGGGTGTTAATTAGAGATGGCATGACCATAGATCCAAAAACTCGAGCCTTTCAATTCGGCCAGAGCCAGTCATTGACCGCAATCATCAACCAAATTATTCTCAGTTCAGAATATGCCACAAATGCATTGAAGCCACAAAATCTCACACCACAGGGATTCATCAAGTGGTTCAAACTAGATGTGCAACTAGAGCTATTAAAACCTGACAAGCTCACAGGCGATTACGCAAAAAAGATCACTTACAGAGTTGTGCCATATCTAGTACATCAAAGCATATTTGCCAATGCCACGTCCGCACCAGTAGGATATGCAGAACTCATGAAAGATGTTGTCAAAGAATATCAATATATCTATACCGGACAAAATGTCGACATCCTTAGTTTCAGTATCGACATCAATAATTTATTTTATGCAGGAGCAAATCCTAAACCAGAAGCTGATGCTGCTAAAACTGCCGCACAAGATCAATTCGGATCTGAAACAAAAAATTCTTCTACCCAAACAGGTAAAGGACAGGCCGGCCAAAAAGTGCAAGGTGCTCAAACTGGTAGATCCAGACCAATGCGTGATCCTAGACTATTGAAAGGATTCAAAGGTGGGTCTGACTACAAAACAGTTGAACAAAACGTTGCAGAAAATTTTCAAGAAGCATTTATCAGCGGCAGCAGTGCTGACATGGTCACAGTAAACCTTGAAATACTTGGTGATCCTTATTGGTTGATAGATTCGGGAATGAGTAACTATTTTGTGGGTGCTGCTTCACCCACAGCCCAGATCACAGATGATGGCACAATGAATTACGAAAGCGGCAACGTTTACATCTACATGACATTCAGAACTCCAGCCGATATAAACCAAGAAACAGGTTTATATGATTTTTCAATATCGGGAAAGGAAAGTGCATTTGGTGGTATATATAGGGTGGTATCCTGTGAAAATACATTCAATGATGGAAATTGGAAACAAAAATTAAAATGTATAAGAATGCCAGGACCGCAAGGACCTGAGACTGTAAGAGCCATTAACCCAGAAACTGGAGAAGAATATGACAAGTTGGTGGTGACGACCAAGGCTGATACTCCAGCCACTGAAATAGGTGAGAAAGAACCACCAAAGACATCTGTTGTAGACAACAGTTCCGGTAATTCTAATGTTGGCGCCGACTCTGTTGCGAATGCTGCTGCACCTGCTACAAGTGCTGCACCCGTTACGAGTGCTGCTCCGAACCAATCTCAAAGAAGAGTTGGATTTAGGTATTATCGAGATCTAGGAAAAAATTAATGGCTGAATTATCAAGACCGTCAGTTGACGACGCAGACAGGAGTGGTGGATTAACCACTGGTATCTATATTGCCAGGGTGATCAGTCATCTTGATCCTTCATTCAATGGGTCAATCGAAGTCAACTTGTTAAAGGACCAGTCAAATACATCCGGCGAGGACAGTCAAACTTTTATTGTCAAGTACGCATCGCCATTTTTTGGATACACGCCATTTGAGTTCATGGGCAAGAATGATGGAACTAAATCAACCATAGACGGATTCAATGACACCCAGAAATCATATGGTATGTGGTTTGTACCACCTGATGTAGGAGTCAATGTATTGGTGTTGTTTGTGAATGGAGATCCTGCCGCAGGATTTTGGTTTGCCTGTGTGCCGGGCGTTAATATTAACCACATGGTTCCAGCTATTGCCGGTAGCACTGTGAACACTCTTGATGCTGAAGATAAAAAAAGATACGGTGATACCTCATTGCCCTTGCCTGTGGCTGAAATCAACAAACGCATCAACGGCGATGAGCAACAGATCGATCCCGAAAAATTCCCCAGAGTAGTGCATCCTATCGCAGATAGATTTCTCGAGCAAGGATTATTAGAAGATGATGTTAGGGGTTTTACTACTTCATCACCAAGACGGGAAGCTCCTAGCATGGTGTTTGGTATATCTACTCCGGGTCCTCTTGATCGCAGAGTTGGTGCAAAAAAACAGCAGATAGGCAAGTCAGACAGTTTGGCCACGGTGCCTGTGAGTAGACTAGGTGGCACACAGTTGGTCATGGATGACGGCAATGATAGATTTCATAGAGCTACATCTGCTGCTGACGGACCGGTAAAGTACATTGATCTATTAGACGCAGAAAATCAACGAAAAGGTGATACTGGTTCTGCAACTATCACAGCCAGTGAATACTTTAGAGTAAGAACTAGGACTGGGCATCAGATCTTAATGCATAATTCAGAAGACCTAATCTATATTGCCAATGCTAGAGGAACAGCATGGATAGAACTTACCAGTAACGGTAAGATAGATGTGTATGCCGAAGACAGCATCAGTGTGCATACTCAACAGGATCTCAACATACGTGCTGACCGAGACATAAATCTAGAAGCCGGTAGAAATATCAATATGAGAACTGAAACAGGCAAGTGGCATGCGGAAATTGCCACAGACATGGAGTTTTTAATCAACGCAGATGCCAAGCTCACAGTGGGTGCCGATCTTGACATACTAGTAGGAGCCAAGACTAAAATATCCACCAACAACGATTTAGATATTGCATCCGGAGCAGAAACTAAGATCAGCTCTACTTCAGACATAAATCTTGGTAGTGGATCTGAGCTCAAACTCAACGGTACTAAAATCAATTTCAATGGCCCAAACAATGCAGAAACTGCTGCGCCCGCTGATTTTGTAAGACCATACGATCTCAGAGATAACCCAGCTACCAGCACAGCAGCAGGTTGGGATCAGCGTTATCAAGCAGGCATTGTGAAGAGCTTCATGAAACGCATACCCATGCATGAACCTTGGGCTCTGCATGAACACCGAGCACCAGATCTGCTAACACCAGATAAAACTGACAGGAACACCTAATCATGGCAACGAGATTATACAATCAACAGACAGCAGCGCAACGTTCTGCCACAGTGACGCAGAATCAAGGACAATTCACCTACAAGGGATTCAGTTCCAGCGAAGCCAGCAAGAACTTCAAACTATACGATATTAATCTTGTCAAACAGGATTTAATCAATCATTTTTATATCCGCAAGGGCGAAAAGTTAGAAAACCCAGAATTTGGCACAGTAATCTGGGACATGCTGTTTGAACCTTTCACACCAGATGTCAAAGAAATCATAGCCAAGGATGTAGAAGCTATCATCAACTATGATCCTAGATTTGCAGTCACCGAAATCAACATAGACAGCACAGATCAAGGCATGCGAATTCAGGCAGATTTAGTCTACATTCCATTCAACATCACAGAACGCATGACCTTGAATTTTGACAAAAACAATAGAGTGATTAACTAAGCAGTTTATTTTTAAGGGTAAATATTGGTATGACCACAACCAGCAGACAAAACAACCTCATACTGAATCAAGATTGGACCAGAATCTATCAGACGTTTAAAAACGCTGACTTCCGCAGCTACGACTTTGAAAATCTGCGCAGAGTCATCATCACACATCTACGTGAAAATTATCCAGAAGATTTCAATGACTACATAGAAAGTTCTGAATACATGGCATTGATTGATGCAGTAGCATTTCTAGGACAAAGCCTGGCATTCCGTATAGATCTTGCCAGCAGAGAAAATTTCATTGAACTTGCAGAAACCAAAGAAAGTGTGCTGCGCATAGCTCGCATGCTGAGTTATAATGCCAAACGCACTGTGGCTGCAAGCGGTTTATTGAAATTTTCTACAGTTAGAACCACCGACAATATCTTAGACAGCAATGGAAAAAATCTTGCTCAACAATTAATAACCTGGAACGATCCTACCAACGCTAACTGGCTGGAACAATTTCTCACTGTGCTGAACTCGTCTATGGCAGACAACACAGAATTTGGTCGCAGTCAAGGATCTGCAACCATACAAGGCATTGCCACAGAACAATATAGATTCCGCACAGCAAACTCTGATGTGCCTTTGTTTTCATTCTCTAAAACTGTGGCCAGCAGAAGTGTGAATTTTGAAATCGTAAGCACAGCTTTTAAAAACAGTGAAAATATATATGAAGAACCCCCAGTGCCGGGTAACCAACTAGGTTTTGTGTATAAGAATGATGGATCGGGACCAGAAAGTGACAACACAGGATTTATTATATTGTTTAAACAGGGCAGCTTGGAATTAGCAGATTTTACAGTAACAGTGCCGACTACCAATGAAAAAATTGCTGTAGACGCAGGCAACATCAACAATGATGACGTATGGTTGTTTTCTTTAAATTCACAGGGTGCTCAGTTAGAGGAATGGACTAAGGTATCGTCTCTAGTAGGCAACAACATAGCATATAACAGCATAACACAAGACATACGTAACATTTATGCTATCAACACCAAAGAAAATGACAACATCGATCTTGTGTTCGCCGACGGCGTCTACGGTAATCTGCCACAGGGATCGTTCAGAGTATTTTATAGAACCAGCAATGGTTTATCATATACCATATATCCGAATGAATTGAAAGGAATCAATATTTCTGTAGTGTATCGCAACAAAAATAACGTAGAACATACACTGACTATTGGCCTTGCTCTACAAAACACAGTGGCCAATTCCGCAGCCTCGGAAGATATAGATACCATTCGTGCCAATGCTCCTGCAGTCTATTACACTCAAAATAGAATGATCACCGCAGAAGATTATAATCTTGCACCACTGCTAGGGTCACAGAACATTGTAAAAATCAAGGCAGTAAACAGAACTAGCAGCGGCATCAGTAGAAATTTTGATATTCTTGATGCCACTGGCAAGTACAGCAGTATCAATGTGTTTGGCAGTGACGGATACATTTATAAACAACAAGATGAATCTGTGCTGTCGTTTAAATTTACAAATAGAATAGATATTATTAATTTTATTAGACGAAATCTAGAACCTGTATTCACTGATTCTGAAGTTTATAATTTTTATTTTACAAAATTTGATAAAATATTATTCACTGATGCTAATACCGTATGGCAATCTGTTTCCACAGCAACCAGTACAGGTTATTTTAAAAATATTATAGATAATTCGCAGTTGCCGGTCGGAGTGTATTCGACCAGCAATCTAAAATATGTGTTAACTAATGCAGCAGTGAAATTTACAGCCCCCACAGGCAGTAGATTTGAAAAAGGAAAAATAGTCCCAGCCGATGCCAATAACGCAGATCAAACAGATTATATATGGACTAAAATAATCAAAGTCACAGGAGACGGAACTTATACCAAAGGTCTTGGCCCTGTATTATTGAATGTTGCTGTACCGACAGGAGCCATTGCCACTAGGATATTGCCAAGATTTATCAACGATTTGCCCTTAGCTCTCGAAACAGAAATTGTCAATCAGATATTTGAAAATCAAAATTTTGGCTTGAGGTACGAATCTACTGAATCACAGTGGAAGCTGGTTACTAGCAACAATCTTAATCTTGTAGATGATTTTATCCTCGGTAAGGCCGGAGACACCACGAGTACCAACGTCGACAGTTCGTGGATAGTGGCTTTTGTGAGACAACCTGACAGCTACACTGTGAGAATTAGAAGGCTTGGTTATATTTTTGGTAGCGTGAATCAAAATAGATTTTATTTTGATAAAAATGAAAAACGTTACAATGATCAGATAGGAGCAGTAGTCAAAGACCAAATCAAGGTTCTTGGTGTTAATACCGGAAAAGATTTTGTCACACAGTTGATTCAGGATTTTGCATTTGAAATCAGTGATACACTGAAGTTTGATGACGGATATGAAAGCACCAGTGAAATCAAATTGAGTTTTAGAGATTCTGACGACGACGGTGTGATAGATAATCCTGAATCATTTGAAAATATAGTAGGAGTTGACACAGATTTAAATTTTTTATTTTTCAAAACCTCGAACGATATATACGGCAGTAGAATCAACACATTAGTTGATAACTCGTCAGATCTTATATTAATAAGAAACAAACAGACCAACGTAGATCTAACAGATTCTTTAACATACCCCGACCAACAGCTAATTTATTTTTATGACACCAGTGAGAATATAATTAAACGTGTGAATCGAATAACCAATACTCTAGACATTGCCAATGAATATTCTGCAGTTGTGGGTAGAAGAAATCTTAAATTCCAATATATACACAACGCCAGCGTTGATAGAAGAATAGATCCCTCTTCAAGCAATATTATTGACATTTTTCTATTAATTAGAAGCTATGATGAGAGTTATAGAATATATCTGGCCGGCGGCACAGACATACAGCCAGTAGCTCCTACCAGCGAGGCGTTGAGAACAACATTCGGTTCTGCATTGTCCTCGATAAAAAGCATAAGTGATGATATAATATATCATCCCGTCAAATACAAAATTTTGTTTGGAGCCAAAGCAGATCCTGCACTCCAAGCGATATTTAAAGTTGTTAAAAATCAAAATTTATCTATCAATGACAACGATCTCAAGGTAAGAATTATTTCAGCAATTAATAATTTCTTTGATATCAATAATTGGGATTTTGGAGACAGATTCTACATGGGTGAACTTACTACCTATATCTTGAATACAGTAGCACCGGATTTAGCAAATATTGTTATTATTCCAAGACAATCTAGTCAAGCATTTGGCAGCCTATTTGAAATACAAAGCAATCCTGATGAAATTTTAATCAGTGCCGCTACCGTGGATGACATAGAAATTGTGTCCGCAATCACTGCGTCTGAAATAGGCGTAAGAACAAACACAAGTGTGCAGTCTGAAAATATTCAGACCACAACATATAGCAGTGGAGGATACTAATAATGGCTGCTGATAAATTCCCCAAAAGCGGATTGCCTATACGCAGATCAGTAGAACTACTCCCTGTAATTTTTCAAACTCCTGCCAACGATAAATTTTTATCTGCTGTAGTTGATCCACTTATACAACCCGGTGTGTTGGATAAAGTTGTAGGATACCTAGGCCGTAGATACGATAAAACCTATAACGGCAACGATGTTTATGTTGACACAGATGCTACATTGAGAAGCAGTTATCAACTTGAACCTGGAGTGATATTTAAAAATCATGATAAAATAGAAAATTTCTATGATTATATAGATGTAAAAAATCAACTGAAATTTTTTGGAAATACTATTGAACGAGATGACAAGGTAACCAGTCAATCTCATTACACATGGAATCCTCCTATAGATTGGGATAAATTTATAAACTATCGTGAATACTATTGGGAACCATCGGGGCCACGTAGTATTAATATTGCAGGACAATCTGCAGATACTGTCAGCACATATAAAGTTGTGCTAGGAACAACAAAAAATTCATTTGTCTTTAGTCCTGACGGCTACACAAATAATCCCACATTGACTTTATTTCGCGGGCAAACATACAAATTTAAAATTAATGCTCCTATCGAGGGCTTTAATATACGCACCAATTTTGATTCTGGTTCACTGCTGTTTCGACCTAATCAACCGTATCGTGCAGGCAGTTTTGCTGTGTATGATTCAAAATTATGGAGAGCAATTCGTGATGTGTCTGTTTTAGACGCTAGTTCTATTGCCATTGACAGCGAAGATTGGCAGTTCGTTGAATCGACTAACCAAGGCACAGCACTTGCCTATGACAAAGGTGTTACAAACAACGGAATTGAAAACGGAACATTGACTTTTGCTGTGCCGTATGATGCACCTGATGTCCTTTATTATCAAAGCAATATTACTCCTGATGCATTTGGTAGATTTATCATCGCTGACATAGAAGAAAATACATTTATCAATGTAGAACTAGAAATACTTGGAAAAACCACATATACCAGCGGAAATGCTGTGGAGTTTTCAAACGGAATGATTGTGGAATTCACTGGCAAGGTAACCCCCACGAAATACGCCAAAGACCTGTGGCTAGTAGAAGGAGTAGGCACAGTTATTACATTAACACGATTTAACGATCTAGTTGTGTCGGGAGTAAGCACAACCGTTCCTGAAATATTATTTGACAATCAAGGGTTTGACACCCAGCCGTTTGACGATGCTACAGAATATGCTGGATCAAAAGATTATATCACCATAGCCAGAAACAGTGCAGACTCTAATCCGTGGAGCCGATACAATCGTTGGTTTCATAGATCAGTCTTGGAAAAATCCTACAAATTAAGAGGTCAGGATTTTCCAGCTTCAGAAACATCAAGAGCCAAACGGCCTATAATTGAATTTTTACCTAATCTACAACTTTTTAATCACGGCATCACAGCAAAAATGTCTGTGGATTACGTTGATACAAACACCGTCGATGTGTTTTCAACCATCGAAGGATCAACAGGCTATAGTGTGGATGGCGAATTTTTATTCAGCGGTGCCAGAATTTTGGTGCTGGCAGACACTGACAGATTAGCAAATAACAAAATCTACACAGTGCAATTTATCACACACAATAATTCGAAACAAATACATTTGCAGGAAACTGAAGATACAGAATCAATACTCGGACAAGCGGTGGTTGTGACTAGAGGCAAAAAAAACAAAGGGTTGATGTATCACTTCGACGGATCAAGTTGGCTAGCTAGTCAACGAAAAACCACAGTTAATCAGGCACCATTGTTTGATGTGTTCGACAACTCCGGAATAAGTTTTGGCGACACCGAGACGTATTCCGATACAGAATTTTTAGGTTCAACTATCCTTAGCTATAAGCCCGGCAATGGTAGAATTGACAGCGAGTTAAGTTTTAGTCTTAGCTATCTTAATATAGATAATATCGGAGACATTGAATTTAATTGGAATTGGGAAACACAGACATTTCGATATAATGTTGATAGAAAGCCGGTAACACAAAAAATCTCCACTGGTTTTTATAGAGTTGGTTCTGATGTATTTGCCAACGGATGGCAGAAATTAGACAACGAGTATATTCAACCAATAATTGATAATCTCACAGTAGAAACTGCCACTAACACCTTGACATTTAACACAGTGAAATGGGATAGTCTTACAGATACTCCTGTGATAATTTTTTATCTCAACGGAACAAAATATTTAGGTACTTGGACAAGAACACGCAATACATTTGTGTTCGATAAAACATTTTCTGCCAAAGATGTTGTGGTGATCAAAATCATTGCAGATATAGAACCTGATCAAGGATATTATGAACTGCCTATAGGCATGGAAAAAAATCCCTTTAACACAGCAATTCAGACCTTTACTCTAGGACAGGCCACCGATCATATTTCCAGTGCAGTTGAATGGGATAACGAATTTGTTGGTGTTTTACCAGGAGTTGGTAATCTAAGAGACATAAATGACTACAGATTTCATGCGAAGAGATTTTTAAAACACAGCGGGAACACTCCATTAGCAGTAATGACTTTATGTGATAAGACTCACAACATAGTCAAGGCAATACAACATGCAAAACAACATTACACTATTTTTAAAAATAACTTTTTATTACGGGCTTTAGAAATTGACTATAATGATACAGTAAATGATTTTGTAGACGATATTATAAACAGCCTCACTGCTGTAAAAACTGCACAGGATGCTTTTGCTGATTCGGATATGATCGGCGCAGGAGCGTTTACTGCGTTAACCACAGTGGTAGAAGACACAGGAATACGCACGTTTTCCTTGTCACAACCATTTGGTCTAACAACACCTAGTAGCAGAGCAGTGTACGTGTATAAAAATGGCACACAGTTATTGCATGGTGTTGACTATGTGTTTGACGCAACCTTTAGTTTTGTGCGACTGACAGTGACATTAGAGATACTGGACAAAATTGAAATCAGAGAATATCTCAGCACAGCTACTAATCATATACCTCCTACGCCGAGTTCTATGGGACTGTATAAAAAATACACCCCATCCAAGTTTCTTGACGACACATACCAAGAACCTAAATATGTTATACAAGGGCACGATGGTAGCATCACGGCAGCTTACGGAGACTTCAGAGATGAACTATTATTGGAATTAGAATTTCGGATCTACAATAATATCAAACAGCAGTATGATCCAGCAGTGTTTGACATAGATCAAATATTAGCTGGACATTACGGAGTTGGCGAATACAGCAAAAAACAATTAGACAGCATAATAGTGCAGGATTTTCTCAAGTGGATTCAAAACACCAACATCAACTATACCTTGAATGAATATTTTGACAGTGAGAACTCATTCACTTACACTTATTCGAACATGTCAGATCCTACCAAGACTAAAAATATCCCAGGTTGGTGGAGAGGAGTGTATCAACATTTCTATGACACAGACAGACCACATCGCTGTCCTTGGGAGATGCTAGGATTTAGCCAACAGCCTACTTGGTGGCAAGAAGAATATGGGTCAGCACCTTACACTAGCAACAATTTAATTTTATGGGAAGACCTTGAAGCAGGTATTATCCGCAAGGGGGTTCGGGCAGGAAGACACAACAGATACAAACGCCCCGGTTTGATTTCTCATATCCCCGTCGACGGCAACGGTAAGCTATTAAGCCCATTGGATTCAAATCTTGCAAAGGATTTTTCATTGATCAACAATCGAGGTCCCTTTGTATTGGGAGATGTAAGCCCGGTTGAATATGCTTGGAGATCCAGTTCCGAATGGCCATACGCAGTGATCACAGCTATGTGTTTGAGTAAACCATTTGAATATATTCCTGATAATTTTGATATCTCAAAAATTACGAAAAATAGACTAGATCAGTATATAAATTCAGACACAGGATTATTTGTAACTATCTCAGATATTGCAAGGCATGTGTCTGCAGCAAATAACATAGGTCTTGTGAAATATCTCACTAGTTACACAAAATCACAAGGGTTGCCTGCAGACAGTTTGCAGGAAAAAATAGAAAAACTAGACGTTGCGTTAAGTTTTAGAATGAGTGGATTTGTAGATCAACAACAACAGAGATATCTATTAGACTCTAAAAATCCTTCTGCTAACTCCGCAAGTATTTTCATACCCCCTGAAAACTATGACATTATATTCAATGTCAGCAGTCCAGTAACTACAATTAGTTACAGCGGAGTTCGACTGGAAAAAACAGGAGGTGGGTGGATAGTAGCAGGGTATGATGACATACATCCCTATTTTCTTTACCATCAGGCCCAGGCCAGCAGTAAAGATCCTGTGATTTCGGTAGGCGGCCTAAGTGAACCGTTTACAGATTGGGTCGAAGAAAAAAACTACAACAACGGTGTGTTGATAAGATATCAAAGCAATTTTTATCGTGCATTGAAAACACATCGCAGTGGCAATGATTTTGACCGCAATCAATGGCAGAAATTGAGAGACGTTCCTAAGATAGGTGCGATTGAAGCACAGCGTAGAAGAATATTTAATACCATCACATTACGACAGATGAGCTATGGCACACTGCTAACAAGCATACAGGAAGTTGTGGACCTGTTGTTGGGTTATGACAGTTATCTCAAAACACAGGGTCTCATATTTGATAACTATGATCCTCAGAATGCCACCAGCCAGGATTGGCTAAGTTCTGCCAAAGAGTTCATGTTCTGGACCAAACACAATTGGGAACCAGGAGCCATTATAGCT